ATGGCACGCCAATCTAAACTATGTGCATCAATCCCCTTCGGATGGAATCGCGGGATTACCAACCTGTACCATGTGGAAAATGTCCGGAGTGTAAAAAACGTTTAGTTCATGGTTGGGCGTTCCGACTAATGCAGGAAGAGCGCAAAGCCGATTCTTCATTATTTATTACTTTAACTTATGACACCGCCCATGTACCTATCACGCGCCGAGGCTTGCTCTCCCTTCGAAAAAGGCACTTACAGTTATTCTTTAAGCGTTTACGGAAAGCGTATTCCAAGAGCGCTAAAATTCCGTCTATTCGATATTTCGCTTGTGGTGAGTACGGAGGGAGGACCAAACGTCCTCACTATCACCTCATCCTTTTCAATGCAGACATTCCGCAAATCGAATGTGCTTGGCGATTGGGTTCTATTTATTATGGTGATGTTAATGATGCATCTATTTATTACGTGCTCAAGTATGTGATGAAACGCTATGGAAGTAAATTCAAACGAAAAGAACCGGAGTTTCGATGCATGTCGAAAGGTATCGGACTTCAGTATGTGGTTAACAAAAAATTTCAAGCGTGGCACAAAGCTGACATCGCCAACAGGATGTACTGTAATCTTCCGGGTGGAAAAAAAATCGGAATGCCAAGGTATTATAAGGATAAACTTTTCAGTGCGGAGGATAGAGAAGTCGCTGCTTATGCAGGACTTCAAATTGCTCGTGATAGAGCCGATAAAGACACTCGAACTCATGAGCAACGAGGAGAGGCTCTCTTGGCTGCGTTCTTTGCTATGGAGTTCGAAAACAAACTCCGTTGTACGGTGTAACACGTCTCTAAAAACTAATCTATAACTTAAAATCAAAAAAAATGCAAACACTCGATGACCTACTTGCAGCGCGGCGTACAATGGATTACGCTGCTACTGCTTATCCGCATGATGTTTTCATGCTCGCAAAAGAAACCTATTTATCAAAACTTAAACGCTATCACGATGAAGCCGAAAATAAGGACTCAGTGGAATCGTTCAGAACATCCGAACATAACAGAGCCGAACAGCTTGCCCTCTTTAACGATTCCGGACCAAACTTTAACGATCAGGGAAGTAATGACGAGATTCACAAAAGGACTCCCAATCAGCGGTTCAAAACTCCCGGTGTATGATGAAGATGATGAAACTCCAGATTTCAGAACATTGGATTTGTCTGAAGCACATGAGTTACTTGAATCAATGCACGAGAAAATTAGAGCCGATACAGAGGCTGCAAAAATTAAGCAGGATGCTGACGCGAAGGAAAGAACAGAGCGTCAGGAACAGTATAAAAAATGGCTTGAAAGCCAAAACAAAACTGCCGAGGAGGCAGTAAAGCAATAATAATCCCTTGATGTATTATTGCTAATTGACACCACAGGCAGAAAGTTAGGCTGATTTCCCAGAGCCTTCTCTGAACAAACCGGACTAACCTACCGTACCCTATGAAGCGTCGCGGATCCAATCACAGCTGCCCATCTTAAAGGGGTAAGCGAAAATTGGTGAGGGAGCGGAGCGACCGAGCCCGTTGAGCGCACCCCGCATGAGGGCAGATGTGATTGGGCGACGAAGCAGGGCAGGTTACTTGTCCGGTTTGTGCGTGGCGGCTCTGGGTTATCAGCCGAAACGACTGCCGACGGTGTCAAAAAAAAATTGTTAACAATTAAAAAAAAACTTATGTCGGACTTAAAACCAGAGGATTTAATAATCCCGGGATTGGGCGTGGCTGGTGATCTCGGGTCAGCAGTGTTGCAAGGTATTTCAAACCGTAAGCAACGTAAATGGAATGAAAAAATTATGGAGCGCCAACGTGGTTGGGCTCTTGAGGATTGGAATATGCAGAATGCATATAATTCACCGGCCGCCCAAATGGACCGTCTAAAAGCAGCGGGCCTTAACCCTAACTTAGTTTATGGACATGGTGCAGATGCACAGTCGTCTGCTATGCCTCGGAACGTAGAAGGTAAAAGTTATGAACCTAAAGCTCCTCGTATTGACTTGGGTGGTCCTGCTATGATGTATTTACAACAACAGCAGATACAAAAGGAGATGGCCCTTAAAGATGCTCAAATTGCTACTGGATGGAATGATGCCTCTCTGCGTAATGCTCAAATTCTTGCTACGATGCAAGGTGTGGAAGGTGCTAAGTGGGATTTAGGACAAAGGCAACGTCTTGCTGATAGTATCTTCGAAAAATTGCGTGCTGATATTGATAGTACGCGTGTGGGAATAGAGGCTACTAAAACAGGTATGGAAAAAACCGAAGCTGAAACAGCGAGGACAAAAATTGGAACTCAAATTGATCTCGATCGTAATGATCGTGAAAAGGCTATGAATGCTCAAAACATTGCTGAATCTATATCTCGTGTTATTAAAAATAAGATGGAGACTGGTAAAATTGAATATGAGATTGGTCAGATAATGCAAAGTACTCTCGAATCTGAGGACCGTCATAAATTAATGATGGAAGAGTTGAAGCTAAAAAAACAAGGTATGCAGTGGGGAGATAACATCTGGTGGAGAAAAATAACTGAGGAAGTATATCGCTTGCGTGAAGCTGCAAAAGGTCGTGTTATTAAGAGTAGTGGAAAAACTCCGTCAGGTCTTGAATACAAAAGGTATTAACATTGTAAAAAAAAGGAGGTCTATTATGCGTTACAATCGCTCTCGTTCGCGTCGTGGTCGTCGGTCGTTCGGCAGACGGCGTAAAGGTACTAAACGGCACAAAGCTTACTTCGTATCTCGTGGAGGTATCCGCCTGTAATCACTCCGGAGTGTTTATGGTTATCGGGTTATAAATCCAATCCCTTTGAAAGCTGCCCCGCCATGGCGGGGCTATTATTAACAAAAAAAAAATCAAAAGATGAAAAATCTGTTCAACAGTGTGAAGCTGCAAAAGCCTCAAAAGAATTTCTTTGATCTTACTCATGATGTGAAGTTGACTTGCAACTTCGGTGAGTTGGTTCCTATCCTTGCTTTGGATTGTGTACCGGGTGATAAGTTCCGGTTATCGTGCGAATCGCTGATACGTTTCGCTCCGCTTATTGCACCTGTGATGCATAGGTTTAATGTAACGATGCATTACTTCTTCGTTCCTAATCGTCTTGTGTGGGAAAATTGGGAAGAGTGGATTACTTCAGGGAATGATGTTAGTCGCCCGGTTCATCCCTATATTAATTTCGATGGTACCCAGGTGGCGAATCAAACTCCCGGTTCCCTGGCTGATTATCTTGGTGTCACTCCAAACTGGCTTACTACGGAAACAGGTACTGAAAAGGTTAGTGCTATTCCTTTCGCGGCGTATCAATGTATCTACAATGAGTATTATCGCGATCAAAATTTGATCGCTCCGTTGGTGCAACAACAGCAGATGTATTTGACGGATGGTGATAACTCAGGTTCTACTATGTTGCTCCCTCTTCGCAATCGTGCATGGGAGCATGACTATTTTACAAGTGCTCTGCCCTTTGCTCAAAAAGGTACTGCAGTGGACCTTCCTCTTGGTGGATTTCAGGATGTGCCGGTTCGTCTCGATACCGGTGCTGGCTTAGTAAGTGGTTTCTTAACTGGTAATACTCCTGCTCAAAATGTTCCTATCTCGGCTACTGTCTATGACCCGGTTAATCCGGGCCCGGCGCAAGGTGACATCTTCGCGCAAACTTCGCTCCTTAACGTTGGTTCGACAACGATCAATGATCTCCGGCGTGCTTACGCTTTGCAAAGGTGGCTTGAACGTAATGCTCTGGGTGGCACGCGCTATACCGAGTTTAATCGCGCTCATTATGGTGTTACCGGTAGTGATGCTCGGCTTAATCGTCCTGAGTATATTACGGGCACTAAAAGTCCTGTTGTGGTCTCGGAAGTATTGAATACTACAGGAACAGATGATTTGCCGCAAGGCAATATGTCCGGACACGCTGTGTCGGTGACGTCTGGTCAGTATGGAAGCTATTTCTGTGAGGAGCATGGTTATATTATCGGGATAATGTCGGTCCTTCCTCGTACGGCGTATACGTCAGGCACGCCTAAGCATTTCTTAAAGTATGAGGACCCGACTCAAATCTATTTCCCGGCGTTTGCTCACATTGGTGAGCAGGAAGTTGAATCACGTGAGATTTATGGATATCAAACTGCGGCGGTTAATCCGTTCGGATATGTTCCTCGGTATGCGGAATACAAGTATATGAATTCGCGGGTATGTGGTGACTTTCTTACTACCCTTGCTCATTGGCATGATGCTCGTCGTTTCTCTAATGCTCCCTTACTTAATCAACAGTTTATTGAAGCAACTCCGGCGACTAATGATCTTAACAGGATATTCGCGGTCCTGGCTGATGATACGGACCATTTGTACTGTCATGTATTAAACAAAATCGGTGCAACGAGGCCTATGCCGAAGTATGGCACGCCAATCTAAACTATGTGCATCAATCCCCTTCGGATGGAATCGCGGGATTACCAACCTGTACCATGTGGAAAATGTCCGGAGTGTAAAAAACGTTTAGTTCATGGTTGGGCGTT